TTGTTGTTGTTGTACTACTACTAAGAAAGCCAGTAAACTCAATATTCCTGCACTAAGTGTAGCGTAAACCCTCATCTCCGCATCCTTTTGTAAGTATATAGTGTAATTATATAACCGCTCGGCTAGCTTGTCAACCTTGCATTGCGTTTGGTATTATGCCCGCAGTCGTCAGAACTGTCTGATTTTGTCCAGAGTATACACTTGATTTGATTGCATCACCTGTTATGTTTGATTCGACCATGCCTAACAATATATCCCTAGTTCCCAGATCATCAAGATCAACACCGAAAGATTCAAGTGACCCGGCAAACGCAAGAATAGTGTTTTTATTTGATGAGAATTGTGCTGTATCTATACCAGCTTTAGACAATAATGACTTTGAGTCTGAAACTTGTTTTGCTATAGCATCGTAATCTGTGTGTACAGTTTCGCAGGCTTCTCTGAGTTCCAGACTGCCAATCGCAAGAAAAGAACGCAAGTTGTTGTAGTAGGCGTCTAGCCCTGTTTCGATAGCACTTATAGCATCCGAATAAGAGCCATATGATCCTGCACCAACACCTGCTGGTACTATTACTGACAGTGTTGACCCGTCTGGTTCCCCATATACATCTGTTGCTACATTAGTGATGCGCTCATATCCTGATATTAGATTAAGTCCATCTGAGCTTGCACTTATAACAGTTAAGGCGGTGGCAATACGAGTTAAACGTGCTTCAAGTAGCCAGCCTGATACAGGACCTATAATATCTCTTAAAGTTGGTTGTCCATACAGCCCACTACCTGTTCCTAGTTGTGCTAACAGGGCAGTAAAAGTTGTTGTTTGTATAGGAGTAGTAACAACATCTAAATTAGCAAGTGGTCCTGAAGTGGTAACTTGCCTAATGGTGTTTCCAAATGCAATATTATCTTGAAGTTTTAAAAATGTAAATGTGTTTAATGCTTGTGCCACTTCGGTAAAACTACTAAATGTTACTAAATCTGAAGATGTACGTAGAGCCGTCGAAGGCAACAATACATCAACTACGTTTTCCAATCGTTCGTTGGGAGTGTACTGAAATGTCTGATAAAAAGAGGAGTCTATTGCTATCAGAGATAGTACATCATAGAGTATGTCTTCATATTGTTCATCATAATAATCTATTTCATCAACTAGATTAAGACCAGATATCCAGGTTTTAATTGGGTCTGACAGAGGCAATTCTGCGTCTATTAATTGTTTTGCTAATCCTCTTGCTGTGCCGTATAACTCCAAATCCTTGTAATCAAATACAGTTCCCATAGCAATAAAATCATTGCCTAGTTTTGTTAAGTTTTCTTGCGAGTTCACAGTTAAAAACCCAGTTAATCCACCTGTACTGATGTCACTTTGCTTTGAAACCTTGGCGCCGTAGTCAGACAAATCAGTTGTATTCTTTTTTGTTGCGTCCTTGATTATGCGAAAGCACTGAGTTGCATACCCAGACGCTTGCATAAAAAACTGTCCAAAGCCTGAGATGTCACCTGAAGCAAATAGTGTTGTAGCATGGTTATAATATGCCGTACGTAAACTACCTGTGGGTGTTACGGTAGTGTATGCACTTGGTATATTTCCCACTAGCCCTGGCATAATATTATTGCCTAGGTCACTTATATCTACGCTCACTGCATTAGCATCTGTTATAGCCGCCTGTGCTTTAGATATAATATCAGTACTGTACATGGCAGCAAACAGCGTATTCACAAAAGCATTGTCTAAGCCGCCATCGGCTAACAATCCTTGCGTTGCTGTTAATGTGCTTGGTTGTGTCATTTATCCGCCTGTAATTACTGAGCCCGCACCACTTGCATTTGATGCACCACAGTTATTCGAATCACCTATTCTTGTTACCGGTCGGCCGCCTGCATTTACTGTGCCACTACCTGATACAACCACAGGACCACAATGGGCGCCACCGACTGGTGGGCATAGAGAATCAGGTGTTAATGTAGATCCTATAACTGCACAGGCTTGTCCTTCAACAATTACAGATTCAACCACTACACCCACAATTGTGCCGCCGTGTGAATTAACATCTGACCTTCTAGATGTTGCTGGCATCTATACTCCTTTAACTATTTGTATACCCGAGGTGCTTTGTAAATATCCGTCAGCGGCTTCTTTGGCTGTTGGTCCATGAAACACAATATGCTGATTCTTTAGCACTACTGTATTTATTTGCGCTGTCATACCCAATTGTACCATAGCCATCCCTTGCCCGCTAGGCATTAAGGTCAGTGGTTTTGCTACTAAAAATCCGTCGTCCTGGCACTCTTCTACTCGTGCGATGCATTCCTGACCGGTAACTAACATAAATGTAGCGATGTCACCTTTGTTATATTCTGGCGTATTAATTAGCATTTATTTCCTTAATTTTCTGTTTAACTGTGTTTTCATCTAACTTTGCTAGTCCTTGGTAACCACCTTCTACCAGCAATGTATCTTTTACGTATAGTTGTGGCACTGTTCTATGGCCCTGTTCCTTTAACCAAGAACTTAGTTCTTGACTATGACTAATATTTTTCTCTTCGAATGTGATATCTGCCTTCTCTAGCCAGGCTTTCGCATACTGACAAAAAGGGCAATGATCTTTTGTGTACATTGTTATCATAAGAATTTTTTAACCTTTCCAAATATTTCATCAAAATTTATGACTATTTCTTCGTTATTGTCAAATACGATACTGTCTTCTAAATTTGGACAAGCATCACATATACAATTGTGATCTTCCGCTGTTGTGTTAGCAATATCGTCTATATGTGTGTAACTATAACGTTTTTGTTCCATTAGAGCAACTTCACGTTGTGTCATAATCCAGTTACCCAGTAGCTCATACTCACTAAACCATTTTATGTTTGGAGTAGGAACACTGAGTGGATCCTCAGGAACATTATTAATTATCGCATCAAACGGATCGCAGTTATTTCTTGCTATGAGCTCATGCTTGAGACTTAGCCAGTCCTCTTTATATACTGGCATGAATTCTGTAACAAAACTGTGTGGCACTTGTCTCTCAATACCTAATGCATTTTGCAGTGTTTGGTAGTAAGCAAGACTGTGAGTCTCGTTGGGTAGTATAAAATACTTAAGTAGGTCACCTTCCCACAAGTTATATGGATTAATACAGAATGTATCTGGATCTTGTATAAGGATTACGTCTGCATCTATGTAATCTAAACTGGCAAGTTTTAATGCTTGTTGGTACAACCAACTGTTCCTATAATCACCAGGTATCCACCAGTTACGCACACTGGGATATAGACTATCCATTTCGCCATCAAACACATATTTAAATTTTGATGTGTCTAGATACTTGGATAAAACTCTATCTAAGAATGGGTTAGCCTCAGTATTTTCACAATTTGTGAATATGTATGTTTCATCTATACCTTTGATATAGTGATCAAACTGTAGACTTAGACAAGCGTGTGGTATCCTATACCACGCAACAAATAACGCTCGAGCAACCTTCACAGAGTTATGCCCTTAAAGGTATCTTCGTCAACGTCTTGTTTAGTACCACCAATAACATAACTACTCAGTTCAACTTCTTGCGGTGCTACTTGTACTTCTGCTCCTGCAATCCATTTTTGTGTCCAAGGTAAAGGATTACTTTGTCCTACTTTGTATGGTGAATATACACCAATAGAAGTCATGCGTTTGTTTGCCAACCACTCAACATATTCTGTTAGTAGTTGTTTATTAAGACCTATCATTGATCCGTCTTTAAACAAATATTCTGCCCAGGAAGTCTCTTGTTCCACTGCACTAACAAAAATATCTGTTACTAGATGCTCACACTCTTTTTTAATTTTAGCAAAGTCTTTGTCATCTGTAGGCAATATCTTAAGTAAAGTCTGTGTACTTGCCAAGTGGACATTCTCATCACGGGCGATAAACTTAATAATTTTAGCATTACCTTCCATCTTTTTAAGTTCAGCAAATGCCCAACTGCATGCAAACGATACATAGAAGCGTATGCCTTCCAGCGCATTAACACTGTTAATGGCTAACCATAGTTTCTTCTTAAGTTCATACTTGTTAATGTCATATTTCTTACCATTAACAATATGGTTTCCTTCTCCCAGTAAACCATAAAACTGTGAGTAGTTAATAAGGTCATCGTAGTAACCTGTAATTGCTTCTGCGCAGGTCACAATCTCCTTAATGTCAGTTATACTATCAAACACTTTCGCAGGATCGCTGTACACATTGCGAATAATATGTGTGTAACTACGGCTGTGAATTGTTTCGTTAAACGCCCATGTCTGGATCCAGGTTTCAAGTTCTGGAATTGTGCATAGTGGCAGGAATGCTAAATTAGGAGAGCGTCCTTGAACACTGTCTAATAAAATTTGCCTCTTAAGATTACTGGTAAAGATGTGTTGCTCGTGTGATGTTAAGTCTTTAAAGTCTTTGGAGTCACGCATTACATCAACTTCTTCTGGGCGCCAGAAGAACCCTAACTGCTTATCAGTTAACTTTTCAAACTGTCTATATTTTACGGTGTCATATCGTTGCACACTACTGCCACCGTTGGGGTCTAAGAATGCCAAAGCCTTAAGGTGGTTATCTTTTTTCTGTATATTAAAAACGCTCATAATTACACTCGGGTTATATTACGCAACTTTCGCAGGCTTCGTCATCTAACTCACCAGGTTGTAGTTCTTCTAGTTTATTAACATCTATTTCACCTTGACCATCATAGGTGTTGAAGTAATACAACTGCTTGCCACCGTACTTATAAAACATCATAAGATGTTTTAGCATATCACTCATTGGTATCTTTTCATCTTCATACCACTGTGGATTGTAACTGGTGTTAACACTAATACCTTGATCGATGTACTTCTGTAATACTGCCATGATTTTTATGTAACCAGTTGGATCTCTTTGATCCCACAGCAATTCATATTTATTCTTAAGTCGACGATACTCAGGCACTACCTGCTTAAGTACCCCGTCCTTGCTCTGCTTAACGCTAACAAAACTACGTGGTGGCTCAATACCATTAGTAGCATTACTAATCTGAGCACTCGTTTCTGCAGGCATCAATGCCATTAGGGTTGCATTACGTATACCATGTTCTTTAATCTCTTTGCGCAAGTAGTCCCAATCAAACTGTCGTTTTTTGGGCTTAACAAGTTCATCCACATCACGTTTGTAAGTATCGATTGGTAGTATGCCATCTGCATACTTTAAGTTTTGGAACCCATCACATCGACCAAATTCTTTAGCAAGTTCCATGCTTGCTCTAATTAAATAGTAACTCCATGCTTCTGCATATTGATCTACTAATTCCAATGCTCGAGGATCACTGTAGCTCGTGTCGTTCTTTGCTAACCAGTAAGCAAGATTAATAATACCCACACCTAGTGGTCTGTATTCTCGGGTTGCTTCTTCTGCCGCCTTTACTGGATATCCCTGATAGCTCAGTAAGGCATCTAATCCACGTACTGCTAACCTACAGGGTTTCTCAAAATCTTCAGGTGTCTTAATAGCACCCCAGTTAATTGCACTTAGTGTACATAATGCTATTCTACCGTCTGGATCCTCAAAACTTTTAAGAGGTTTAGTAGGCAAGTCAATTTCGCAACATAAGTTACTCTGCCTAATAGGTGCTACATCTGGTTTAAACGGTGAGTGTGTATTAGCATGGTCAACGTTCATTAAGTAGACACGCCCTGTATCCTTGCGTTCTTGCATAAAGGCAGTAAACAGATCAATTGCTTTAACTTTCTTTTTGCGTATACTTGTTTTACGCTCTGCTTGCTCATACAACTCTTTAAACTTGTCGGCGTTAACATAGAATGCTTCGTACAATTCCGGTACATCGTTGGGCGAAAACAGGGTAATATCTCCCCCTTGGATAAGTCTTTCGTACATTAATTTGTTAAATTGAACCCCATAATCCATGTGGCGTACTCTGTTATCTTCTGTGCCTTTGTTGTTCTTTAATACTAACAAATCTTCTACTTCTAGGTGCCATAATGGATAGTATATTGTTGCCGCTCCACCACGAACCCCGCCCTGACTACATGACTTCACTGCACTCTGGAATAATTTAAGAAACGGGATAACACCTGTGTGGGACGCATCACCATTACGCACTGGTGAGTTAATAGCACGGATGCGACCTGCGCCGATGCCAATACCTGCCTTTTGCGAAACATATTTTACAATAGCACTCGCTGTTGCATTAATACTATCTAGACTGTCATCTGTTTCGATTAATACACAACTGCTGAATTGTTTTTGCGGTGTGCGTACACCTGCCATAACAGGAGTTGGTAAACTAATCAAGTGGGTACTAATAGCATCGTAATAATCATGTACCCATTGTAATCTTGTTTCTTTAGGATAGTTTTGGAACAGGGTTGCCGCAATTAACATGTAACACACTTGTGGAGTTTCGTACAAATCTTTAGTTACACGATTCTGTACAAGATATTTTCCCCTAAACTGTTCCATAGCAACATAGGTAAAGTTTTCATCTCGCTCGTGATTAATGTAACTGTTTAACTTTTTCCATTCTTCAGTTGAGTATACCTCTAACAATTCACTATCATAATAGCCACGTTTCACGTTTGCTTCCACAATACGCTTTAGGTCCCAGGGATCGTAATCGTTATAAACTTGTTTTCTGATATGATAGTTTATTAGCCTACCAGCAACATACTGGTAGTTAGGGTTCTCCTCTGAAATAAGATCAGCGGCACTTTTAATAAGTGTTTCCTGGACATCTGATGTCTTAATACCATCATAAAACTGTAGGCTTGATTTTATTTCCACTTCGCTGGCACTTACGCCTGTAATTCCGTCGGTTGCCCACATGACAACTTTATGCATTTTTTCTATGTTTAGAGGTTCTTTGTGACCTTCTCGTTTCGTTACTAAAATTTTGCTCATTGATGCCTCACATATATTGGTCTAAATGTAAATCTTGAGGAGTGTATTGGTACATTATTTTAACCCCTGGATCTATTTGTTGAGTATTTACTACACTGTCCCACTCATAATTAAGTATATATTTTCCATCGTCTGACAGATACTATATAGTAATATTTTCCCTGGTCCCTGTTTAACCCTATTAATAATACATAGTGGGTTATATACAAGTTTTTTTGGATACTATCCAAAAGATGCGGCTTAAATGTTACTATAACCCAATTAAGTAATATTATTATAACATAGCTGCTATGATCATCGTGTCCACTTAAAAACAAAGTATACAGCATACCAAGAGCTTTAGCAAATTCATCATAGCCAGAGTCCTCTAATAGTTCCCAGGGATCAGGCCAGGACTTATGACCCGTAAAGTCCATACAGGTGTTTATTATAGGAGCATATGACCATAGGCTGACTGTTTTCCGTAGTGCATCATCAAATGTTTTCTTTTGAATCTTGCGCCTAAAGGAAGATCACTCACGCACTCTGAAATTTTTTGGTGCTGCCAGATCATTTTGATCTATTAATATAGGTATCTAATTGAATATTTCATTGTGGCGTTACTGCCGGTTGATGTTGTTGCATAGTTAATGGTACTTGTGTTGGTAGCAAATGTAACAGTGAGTGTTACACCAGTTGCAGAATCTTCTGAAAAATCCTCGCTGTAACCAACAGTTGTGCCATGGGCTATGTGTAATGTTCCTGTTCTAAAAGTTGTTGCACGAACAATGCTGTAGTCAATAATAGCACCGTGTGTATATTTGTTGTCTGCAAGTGTAATGCCTGTTAACGTTGTTGACTGATTATCATTAAGAGTTACTGACAGACCTGCTTCCTGTCTATGCGCACCATATTGGATGCTATTGCCAGCAACCTGGCCATAATTAGAAACATTGGCTATACTAATTCTAGGCTGATCTAAATCGTCTGTGTCGTTACGTTCGAATGCATCACCTATACTAAAGTTACCACCGCTTGCAAAGAATATTACTGGAGCAGCCTGGTTACCAGCACCGTTAAAGTTGTTACCTACCTCGTAAAAATAGTTGTAAGCAGACACTACGTGTTTAATAGAGGAATATGTGTGAATACCCATGTTAGCAATTCTATCAAAGTAACTACCTGTTACTTTAAAACCACGTGGTCCTTCGTCCTGGGGAGAAGATCCTGTTAGACTTTCGCCCAACTTAACTCCTTTATAGAGTTCGTCGAAGTAACTATTCTGCACAACAACGTTTCTACAATTGTAGTCTACCTCAATACCAAATGTGTTGTTTGTAAAGTAGCAATTATCAAATGTAACGTGCTCTGTAACTAATACTGCTGTTGATTCTATCTGAAGGCATGCCTTTGCGTCACTAACTGATATTGGCAACGTTAGATTGCCTTTAAATTTAACATCATCAAAATGTATGTGCTGGGCAGAGGAAACTAAACCAACGTGTTCAGTTGTGCTGTTCCAGAATGTACACCCAGACACTTCAATAAATTCTGGTCTTGTGGCTGCATTAGTTGCAATACTGGCATCTATTTGTTGTAAACTATCTGCCGTCTTAAACACATAAGATTGTCCTGAATCTGTTTGCTTAAAGATTGTGCTTTCTGCGCCTTCGCCGATTAGTTTAGCGTAAGTAGGAATCTTAATTACATCGCCTGTAATTTTATAAATCCCTGCTGGAAAGTAAAGAGATCTGCGGATTTCTTCGTTAACTTCTCTACAATACAACTGAAAGAGTGCTCTATTAATAGCGGCTGTGTCGTCTGACTCACCATCACCCACTGCGCCAAAGTCTCTAACATTTATAAAGTCATCAAACTTTTTCTGTAGTGATCTCTCAACAGGGGTGCTTGAACTTGTGCCTGTTGTTACTACGTAACCAGACTGTTCGCCCACATAAGTGTACACTTGGCTCGTGTTTAGTAAATCACTAAACTCTGTCAGGATCTGTGTGTTGCCTAGTGCAGGCGCACCCTCTTCAAGTGTGCCGTTACCAATGTATAACCTTCTGTTGTCTACCGACCAGCCAAGTTCTGCCGCTGATAACTGCGGTAGGTTATCTGATGTTCCACGTCTGTGTTGTATTCGAGATATTTGTAAAATTGCCACGTTAGGAGTCCTTACTAATGTATTTTACTTATTTATTATAATATTGCTCTACTCTATCCCACCATTTCTGTTTCCAGAACTCTAGTTCGTCACCTTCGATCTCAAACTGTTGGTAGGTTAAATCTCTTGAACACATTAAAATCACACCACGTTTAATCTCGGTGTTGTGTGTTTTGTCGTGTGCTAAAATATACGCACTTAATTGCAGGAAGTAATCCTCAATCCATTCACGTTTTTTAGGCTTGTTCGTTTGTTTAAAGTCTAAGACAGCAGGCTCACCTTTAAACATGCACACACAGTCTGTTGTGCCAGCATATAGCCCCGAGTAGTACAAAGGAACCTCTACCCCCCAACACTCATTCATATCCGTTAGCCCAGTGTCAATAACCACACGAGCCATCTTGTCTGCTTGTTGTTGTATAAGGTTACTACCTGGTGCTTCCAGTGTACCTAAACAGTATTCTTCTAGTTTTTTGTGTAGAACTGTACCAACGTTGGCGGCTTCAGTTACTATCTGTTGTGCTTTGGTTTCACCTACACGCTTTCGCCAGTTCATTAGTGCCTGCATTTTTTCAGCAGGTTTAGTTTTATCAAGAACAGTAGTTACAGATGGAACAGCATCTCCCTCTGGTGTGAGGTAATGTCTTTTTCCGTCTATGTTTTTTCTATTGATTCTTACGTATTCGTATCGGTCTGTGATCATCGATTACCAGGACATTTGCCAATATAGCTCAGTACCTGTTGTTGATTTGCGGACAATAGCATATCCTAGTTTTTGAAAATGCGAGATAACTTCTGTCATCTGCTCGGTTTTTACTGCATCTGTCGTTGTGCCTTGCCAGGCTGTGTAATATTCTCTACCTGTTGCATCAGCGTTGGTCATTACACTGCCAGTAATAGTGGTACCGTTAATAGTAATAGTGGTTGCACTTGTGGCAGTAATAGTAAACACACCCGAACTAATTGCGATTAGTACACGCTGTGTTAAGATTGCAATCTCGCCAGCAACTACGGCGTTGCCTTGCGATTGTTCTCTTGCGTTTGCTGATGTTGGTAAAAATGCCATGCTAGTATCCTTTAGTGTATTTATTTAAAAGTAACACTTTCCCCGCACCCACAACTAGCTATTTCGTTAGGGTTTAGGAATACTAATAAATTATTAAGACCTTTAACTTGCATGTCTACAGTTGTGCCGGTAAGCCAGTCTTCATGCACAGGGTCCCATGTATAAGTTACATCACCTTGCTTACTAACCTTGAAGCCTTCTGGTATGTGATCGAGCCAGTCAAGTTGATAACTATAACCAGTACAGCCTTGTTGTTTAAAACTTATTCGTAGGGTTTTATTATCACTTACGTACTTGTAAAAGTGATCGTATGCTCGGGGGGTAAATGTAATCATGTGTGTATTATAACAGATTATTGTCTACGACTCAATGCTCTTTTTGCCATTTGGTTAACTTTAACCTCAGGAGGCATGTTGCCACCACCAGGCTGTAATTGGGTCATTCCACCATCTAAATTAAGAGTAACCATGTTACCGTCTATATTTTTAATTAGGTTTCGTATTGTTGGCTCGTTAAACAACTGTTGTATTGTATTAGGATCAATTTGTGTTCCTGTATTGCCAACCATTTTTACTAGACTGTTTAAAGTGATATTTGGCTGTAAGCCGCTATCTTGAGATCGACCTTTAAGGAACTCAAGGACAGAAGCCAGCTTTGAGACTAGCTCCTGTTGATCTTCATGTAACTCTGAAAAACGCATTAGCGCATTTCTCTGCCGACTGGCTCGTCCTCTTCAGGCTCTATCATAGGCTCTTCTTCTGGCATATCTGCCATTGCAGGCTCTTCTACGGGCATCTCACCTGCCATTGCAGGATCAGGACCTTCACCAGTAACGATTTTACTTGCATCGTCTAATGACATTCGTGCGGCCGTCATTGCATCTAATAACCCCTGGATTGTGGCGCTTGCTGAATTAACATACTGTGTGCCTTTGCCTCCGCCCATCTGGTCATTAATGCTATCGCCTAATGGTGGAAGATCTTCGTTTAGAATTTCTCCCAAATCCTCTACCATACCTTGTAATCTATCTGTAATGTCCTTGGCAGCTAACAGAACTTCAGCAGTTTGTACTTCACCTTCTACCACTACTTCAACTGTGTCATCTAACCAGTCAGTTAGACTCTCTTTAACCATTAAAAGTTCCATATAACGTGGGTTCTTTTCGGCTGTGTGGAAAGAACTGCTGTTACGGACGTTCTCCATACCAGAAGAAATTGTTTCTAACAACCCTTCCGCTTTTTCCACTGTCATTCTATCAAAGTTAACAGCAAAGCCAAATCTGCTTTCCATTACTTTTTTTGTGTTTTTTCTCTTTAAGTCGTTAAGTTGCATATTAAGAATTCCTAAATTTAATTATATTTAGCCAGAAAGATACTTTTCTTACATTCCTGTTCGGTTTGTTTCTTGATTGGAAGAGCTTGACTATATCTAGCATAGTATAGCAAAAACTTATCCTTATTGTTGTTTTTGTAGTGTAGTGTTAGTTGTTGTTTGTAGTACTCTACATCTTGTGTGTAATTTTCTAATTTACTGTCTAAAATAGCAATATTACTACAGCGATTGAGGTTGCATAGTTGGTAATAACTGGCATAACATACCGCATGTTTTTGTTTATAGAAATTACATACCTTGCCACCAGCTAGATTTACTGAGTAGGTACCGTGTTTATTCTTATAAACACGCAGTTCTCCTACCATAAGACTATTATCTTCCTTGGCCCAAATTATATCAGGGCTATTGAATAATATATCTGGCAGATGCTTAGTAGTAAACTGTTTAAGTTTTTTTGCTGACTGTTTAAGTTTTATTGCTGTTTGAGTTTTCACATTTAGGATACAGGCATGATTGAAATAACATCAATTAGTTTCAGCACTAAGGCTATAACAGCAGTGGTCATAACAGCAATAGTAGTACCTGCAATAGTTAAGATGCGGTTATTAATGCGGGCTGTGACCTTATTCATGTCCTCTTTCAGACCCAACAAGTGGGTAGATAAAGAATCTAATCGGTTCTCTAGGATTTTAAAATTAATGTTCAATTCTTTGTACCTTTCGGCACATAAATCTACGTGGGCGGAAAGATTTTTCTTCTCGATTGTTTGTTGTTTAATTGTCACCACTCTCTTCCTATGTAAGTTAAAACTGATAGAGCTATGCCTGTTGATAGTGCCAGAGTAGTGAGTGCCTAGTATATGTGCCGTTTATTACCCAAGTATTTATTCCTTTTACCACCTGAGTTTGTAATATATATTTATACCTATATGTAGTATGGGTATTTCTACTACTGCTGTTTCGTGTAAACCAGTTATTATAGGTATATTGTGTGTATCATTATTAAGAGCGGCAACAGGATCGTCACCTATTCTGTATACATCCGGCTGTTCTGGACTAAAACTAAAATGCCAGATGTCGTGGGTGCCTGTGATATCAGTAAAATTATAGAGCGACATGTCCTGTTTACGCAATCGTTTAGGATCTTCCAGATACACAGGTTGGGCCCTTAAACTAATTACTTGTATGCAGGTTTCGTAGTTACGTTGTTGATTACGGCTTCTAATCCAGGACTTCTCGTCATTAATTAGTTGATCTGCATCATCATTGAACATAGGCATGCCTTCTTTGTAGTATGCTACTACGCCTGTTCTAGTCATATCCACTAGTGTATAACAATCAATTACACAACTGCCTCTGCCTTCCACACTGCCTGCACTATGACCGTGTATTTTACTCATATGTAAACTTTGCCTGGTAAGGCTCAGGATCTTTATTGAATAAAGGATTAACATACTTAAAGTAACGGTCCCAGGTAATACAATCATTTAGATTGGGATGTATAATTACATCTATAGATGTATATCCAAGATGAAGGGCGGCATCATATCTATTAGCTCCCATTTTAATTGCCCAGACTAAATTATCCTCGTTTACTACAGGATCTACTTTAAGTTTACCCCAGAATTGTTTACTAAACAACTCCGTTGTTATCTTACACACTGCTAATGGGTAATACATACCTTGATCCCGCATCGTTGGGAGAACCTTCCATTTAAAACGTTCGTTGGGGTGTATAAAAAGTGAACTTAATTGTGTTAAGGGCACTTGCTGTATTCTTAAATCTCTATGTAAACTTTGACAGTGCATAAAAAAAGGCACACAAAATGTATGCCTTTTTATTTATAGTGTTAATTTAGTATTATGCTAAATCTAACCCAGGTGCTGTAACGTCTGTACCTGTAACATTGATTGAGTTCAATGTTGTAGTAGCACGAATGGACGCCTGCAATGCTGACGCTGTCCAGCTAGAACCTTCAACTGCAACACTGATTTGTCCTGTGTCGTCGCCTTCTACCTGATATGCTACGAGAGTTGCAGTTCCTTCGTTAGTACCGTCTGTGTAGTTTTGGATAATTTGTAAAACTTTTTCTACACACTCGTTAGGTCCCATTTCTGAACGCAAGTCTTGGTTAGTACTAGAACCGTTTTGAATAACAATTTTGAAAAAGTCTAACTTACGACCTACAACATCTACTAGTTCGTCTGCTGAGATGTTACCAACGTTTGCTACTGATCTGTCATATGACACGTTACCTGATGGGCTACCGTGTACTCTTGTTAAATCTGCCATTTGTCACTCCTTAATTAAATGTATTTGTAGTATTTATACTGGTTATAAAAAAAAGGCGCAAATAATATGCGCCCTTTTTTAAGTTACTAAAACTCTAAATTATGATAGTGCTAACTTCATGCCTGTATCTGTTACGAGTGTGCCTGTTACGTCTTTTGAATTGCCACCAACTGTTGCGCCTAATGCACGAATTGCTGTTTGCAATGTTGCGCCTGTCCAATTTGAACCAGCAACCATAACGCTGATTTGACCGTTAGCATCGTCTTGTACCTGATATGCTAAAATCTCACCACCGTATTGTACGCTAGAAACGGTAGATGCCGCAACTGCTTTAAGAATTGCTTCAACTGATTCGCCAGCGTCTAATTCGTTTTGTAGATCGACATTACCTGCGCCGCCTGATCCAGATGCGTTGTAAATAACGATTCCAAAGAACTTAGCACTTCTACCAATGTTAACTACTAACTCGTCACCACTTAATGCTCCACTACCAGAGAGGCCTCTGTCCTGATGAACCACACCATGTGCGTTACCATGTACTCTTGTTACGTCTGCCATTTTAAAACTCCTTAAATTTTATTATTAGCCTGTTCGCTAACTTACTATTATTTATGCTAGTTCTTTAAATTTTGACCAGTATACGTCAATATAAGGAGTGTCAGAACGAACGTTCTGTCTAAGATTTACTACTGTTGTTTTCTTTTGTGCGTCACTGTAGTTGTCCCAGTAACTTACTAAGCGTCTGATGTTTTTAAGAGCACTATCCTGTACTTTTAATGTGTCTTCTAGTTTAGTGAATAGTGCTCTGTCTCTGGTGATGTGTCTATTATCGTTAATAATGTCTAACAAATAACGTTTGATGCCAAAGTCAGGAACATACACTGACTTGTCAGTCTTTAAATACGTGTCATATTTGTCTTGGTTATTAACAACACTTATAAGATTGTACATATCAGTTTGGGCAGCCTTCATTCCTGGAAACCCCCCAAACTGATATGTCTTCTTAGCATACTGTTTAACCCAGTTTTTGTCATAATGTCTAATAATTTCCAACATCATAACAATTTGATACAGTAGATGACCTAGGTCACGAGCAGACATCCCCTCGAAGTCGTGTTCGTACCTAAAAATCCTGCTTTCATTTAATTCTTGAATAAAGTCAAACAACGCCCATTCCCTTTGCTACCTTGTTAAAAACTGTCTGAGCCAACTCACCAGTTAAACCAGTAAGTTGTTGAAATTTTGTCATGTCCTTAGCCTGCACTGCACCTCGAACATCTGTTGCTCTCACATCACCTTTATCGGTGTTAGCAAATCCGGTTACATCTTTAAACTTGTAATAACCATGACGTGCTTCAACACCATTAAACTTTTTAAAACTACCAACGAAGTCGTTAATTCTTTCTGGATCACCAACAAAAACTAAAGTAATGTTCTCTGCTTCTTTGGGATCGTATTTGTTATATATTGCTACAATAGCATTGTATACTGTCTTAATACTGGGGTCAGATAATATGTTGTCGCTGTGCCCAGGAAACATCTGTTTCAGTATAGCAACTTTGTCTGCATACTGCAATGGATTCTTTTTAGGATCGGTTGTTTGTCCCGTGCCTATCCAGAAACCATAGTTTCCTACTGACTCCAGTTTCTTAAACACCTCTGCGTGTCCTAAGTGTGGTGGCTGAAACCTACCCCAACTAAAGGCTACACGTTGTTCTGGTGCTTCTCTTAATATTTCTTTTGCTCTCATAGTACTACTTATCTTTAAAGCCTCTGTTAGGCGTCCAAGTCGGTTGATCAATCATTTTAATAAACTGTCCCGGTAAGTCAGCCTTAAACTCTTTACCTGGATGAGCTTGCACATAACCTTCTGGTTTAGTCTGTCTGATATCACCGTGTGTTGCTGACCCTAACTGCTGTAATACCAGATTCTTTTGTCCTGTTATCATTTCAACTGCGTTAAGCGTAGCGTCTAATCCAGGATGGTTTAAAACTTTTTGTGCTTGCTCAGCACTTAAGTTATTTTGTACCCAGTCTGTAAAACCTTTCTTTGCACCTGGTATTCTAAGCGACTGATTGTAGAACTTATATAACACATCGCCTGGTCTTTTTAATCCTGACTGGCCACCAATAAAGTCATCTATTTTACTGGCATTACTGCTAATATAACGTTCCACAATACCTAACCCTTTGTCGTCAAGTTTAGGTTTTTCTTCAGTATACGCTGTGCCTTGTACAATGACATCCGGTGTGCTTAACTTCTCTACATTATCCAGACGACCTTCAGGCGACATTATGTCTTCTTGGTATCCAGTAATCGCTACCATGATTGTTGCAGTAGCAATACGCTTGCCTAAATTGCTGTCTGCTGGAATATGAAACTTTGTTACATTAGGTTGGAACTCGTATTCGTTTGTTGCTTTGTTTAACACAGCAGGCTTTCCTGGATGGAACAATAACCCACCTTCCACTAGTCCCTTTTTAGGACTTGCGTTACGTAAGTAAGGCCATAATGCACCCATGTCTTTAGCAAGTGCCTGTCTAGCATCTTGTTGTTCTGGTTTAATCTTACCTGTACCTGCTACGAAGTCTGTTACATCCTGCGGTCCTGTTGCCAGTGTAGGGATACCTGCACCAACCTCTCTCACACCACGCTTAAGGTATGCAAGAGCATTCTTCATCAGAACCGTAAACTTACCGTGAACTTCTCCCCAGTACACTACAGGCATTCCGTCCCACTTTATTTCTATACCGCCGGACTCTTGCATGTCTTTAAGACGCCCAACAGCATGTAGTCCACCACGACTGCCGTTAGTGAATACCAGATCTTCAATGTGTTGATACTTTCTGCCTACTGTAGGTTCTGCCATTTTTGATTCCACTCTGTTGCCATGTATTTGTTTTTAATTGCGTCGTACTTTTTAGGATAGGGCTCCAATGCCTTTAGTAACTTTGTGGGATTGCCCATGTCGTCTGCTGTGGCACTGGGACCAATAATAATCTTTGCTATTTCATCTTTGTTGTTGGAGACCAATTCCTTAGTTTCCCTGTTAACTAGTCCTTTGTATGGACTCATCATTAAACTTTCTGCTTCAGGTGTCGCACTCATGTTTGCTAGGTCTGCCCACATAGCATGTAGTGTCCCACCTTTCATGTTGGGATCAGTATAATCATGTGTATGCAATGGCTGTGCCGCTTGTGCATTATTAACTGCCATTAAGTCTACTTGTGCCACACCGCCTTCACCGTTAGGTACGCCAACGTGTATACTAACACCAGTGCGTTTTGCTTCTAGCCCCATGTTTTGGAAATGTTTTTCCAATGCTTGTCTAGCTAGTTTTAAGTCATCTAACGGAAATATGTCTAGTAACTGTTCGGCATCAATAAGAACATCAACGTCACTGCTAACTTCTTTCTTGCCTGCTGAACCAATAGCGTACATGTCTATACCAAGTGGTAACGCCTTTTGTAAGTTCTTCTTAACAGCATCAAAGTTCTTAAGTGTAACTGGCAGTGCTGAAGGAATTGCTTTACCACCTTCTGATATCATCGTGTTCCGCCCTTGCTTCTATTATAGAACATGTCAATCACAGTCTGTGCTTTACTGTTAGGGTTAATATATGCTTGTCTGTTTACAGAGTACCAACCTGCTGGTGTAAGTGTTATAGTAGAGTATCCTTTAAATTCTTCTTGATGCTTAAATCCCAACGCCCTGTTAAGTTCAACTGTTGATACAGAAAATTCGTCCAGGGCGGATTTTACATGAAGAGGTTGGTGTGGTATAAAAAATGTTTTAGGATCAACGTTGTTAAATCTGTTTGGATCTATATCAACATCCACACTGTCAAGATATGCTTTATCCTGATTAGTAGGCCTCGATCCAATCCAGCCTCTAGACTTTGCATACGCTATTTTAGCATCTAAATTTGCATTAAGTTGTGCAGGAGACTGTTGTGCAGTTTGGTTTGCTTTTTGTTGTACAGGCGTATTAGTTACTGACTGTTGTGCAGTTTGGTTTGCTTTTTGTTGTTTTGTATAGGATCGCTCTTCACGATCAATTTGCCCAGCACTTTTGCCTGCCAAACCACCTGCGATTTGTGCCCACAACCCTGCCTCAAATAATTCTTTAACTTTCATTAATGCGCCTTTTTTGCGGCAGAAATATTAGTGTCAAGACTAATACTACTACCCTGTGCTGTTGCTTGTTTTTTAAGCCAATCTAGGTATTGTGGCACTGACATGCCTTTTTCTCTAGCCGCTTTTTGTATTCTTTCTTTTTCTGCATTTTCTGTTCCTGCTTTCTGTTTTTCATAATTAACAGTGTCAGCGGATTTTCCAGCAAGTCCGCCAGCAAACTGTGATGCTAGATCTTTCCAGCCTTCTGTAACAACCTCGTTAACCTTCACGTTTGGCTCTCCTTATACCCCTGGTAAACTTTTCTGGTTCCCCGGTGCGTATGCTGTTTAGCAAACGTTTTTCTAAGTTTGCGGCAGTCTCTGAGTCATAAGTTTCTTTTATGTGCTGTAGCAAGTTTATCGCACTTAGAATAACATTGTGGGCTCTGTTCTCTATTAGAACATTATTATCTCTTTGTGAAACAAAGATATCTAATTCATCTAATAGGCTTCTTGTTTTCTTTTGCACTACACGCTCCAGGATTAAGTATATTTATAGTATCTATAAACATTATGACAAGATTAGAAATAACACTATCCAATATACATGGTTCTCAATATACACTCTATTATAGCATATTTCGCACCGAAATAGCAAGTAAATGGTTGTCCGAATTGCAAAAAACACTAGATTTGGGTACCCATTTAGACGACCCTGAGAGACTCTATGGCTTTACTGGATCTAAGTATACACTGGAATACTGTGTGGACACAATAAATGGGTTTGTGGACACAATAAACGCATATAAGCCTGTATGCGAACGTTATATTAACTACAATTACACACAGGACGACCTCAACTACTTACATAATATATTTGAACGCTATCATGGGCTCTATGATGCTCAAGACAGCAGTGACTGGTACTCTAAGGCACCCAAGGCTGTACAACATGCACTAGGACAACTTAACATATACATACATAGACTAGAGAGCAGTAGCGGGTACGCAAGGTTTGTGTGTACGTTTAGCAGTGATCAGAGACCACGGATACCGTTTGCCCCAGAAGATTACGAACACTTTAGTCTGCAGGAACAATGGGGAGGATTGTATATAAACTATTGCGAAATAGGCAAGACATTGGTTGATATGTATAGGGACGATGATCAGCATATCGGTGACGAAGCATTTATACCTCAACAATATTTCAAAAGCGACTTTAACGCAAAGTTTACTCATCACACTGAGGAAGAGTATGCGGAGTTAGAACGCAATGTGTTAAATTATTACCACAAGCATAAAGAAAAGTTTATAAAGTTAGGGTATACTGCGCCTAAATTTGCATTGGGGTCTATTCAGGTTGGGCAACTAAGTTTTCCCAGTGATTGTGATAAAAAGATTTTTGAGAAAGAGTACTTGTCTAACTATACTTTTATCGATAGTTTGCGTATAAACTACGCCTAACATTTCCTGGCGTCATCATACCGTGCCAACTAGTTGGAGTATTGTGCATGATGTATCCTGTGTTCGAAATGAAAGGAAACTTATATATTTCTGTGTTTTGACTAGAATATATTGAAGTACCACAATCCTCATCTGCATCGTTAAGATAAACTTGTATGGCTACCCTAATACTATCATTGTCTACATGTGGTGGAATTATATATTCTGTACCATCCTCCCACATGTTACAATGTTGAAAGTCTACCTGGTGTCCTATTGCTTCCGATATTACTGGGCTTAGTTGTTGAAAAGCATAATGCATACGTCTATATGGACTAGTTGATACCTGATCCCAGTGTACTGCACGTCTTGGTATATCAAATTCTAATTGCTCAGTCTCCCACTTCTGATTTGCCGCCATAAAGTCTCTTATGTCAACTATAATATCATCTGGCAACACGTTTTCTATACGCCATGCCCACGATGCAATACGAGTTCTGTTTGCGATCGATTCAGCGGCATGTTTTGCTGTTCTTTGAATGTAATTAAAGTTTTCTAATAAATGCATTAACTGTCGTCTTTCTTTGTTAATTCCCACAATGTTTTTAATTGCAATAGAGCATCCTGTAAGGTAACATTATCCTTTGCCTCGTGCATTAGCTGATTAAACCCTCGTACATCTATATACCATGATGGTATTGTGTCTCGTCTACCCACAAGAGTACGTGCAATTTGACCTGGACTACGTTCGTAGACCGTTTGTCCGCCATCTGGAGATTCAAATATCACTAATTCTCTATATATTATCTCAAAACTATCGTTATTCAACTTTCCTCAGCCCAGCCAACATAGACTTGAGCTTAGAACTATCGACTTGAGCTGTGACCTTGGGTGCTTCTGTAGTTGTTGATGATTTTGTTTTTATTTGATTCATAATACCCGATTGTCGTTGGTTAGTCTGCTCTTCTTCACCTGCGTCGATAATTCTCAGCGTCTCCATGTTGTACTCTAAATCAATCTTTTGTCCAACACCACTAGAACTACGAGTCTTCATTAACTGTATCTGATATCGTCCACGTTCACGCATTGCTCTTGACGTAAATATACCAAACACGTTGTCAGCAGTATTTATTTTGCTTAACCCACCAGATATGTGGCTATGATCAAATTCTATTTCTTCAACCGCACTGCGATTTAATTGTGATGCGGTTACCATCAGTATGTTAAATTCTTTTGCTAGATTACGTAGTTCTTCACTCACATACTTGTCTTTAACAAACAAGTCACTTGGACTTACCTTTGCACTAACTGGCATAACCAAGTCCAAATAGTCTACCATGATAAAGTCTGCTTTTTGTCCTGTCTGTACTTCCAGTTCTTTCAAGTACGCTCTAATTTGATTAACGTTGCTCTGTGCCGGCATGTACTTGATGCGTAGGCTACCTGACTTCTTACCAACCATTTTGATCTTCATCTCCACAGTATCGATCTCTTTAAATATTTCACGTGTGCTGACATTAGACAACATGCTGTCTATACGCATAGCACACAAGCCTTCACTAAGTTCTAGTGTTAGGAATACCCCGTTAAGTCCTTGTATAATCCAGTTAATAGCAAGGTTTTGCATAAACAAACTCTTACCACTACCACTGCCACCAGCAAAGATGTTTAACTCGCCTTTGTTAAAGCCACCAAACAGTTTCTTATCCAGTGTGGGCCAGCCTGTACTTACTTGTCCGTTGTTGTCCCTTAGTAAACTAAGTCTAGCCTTAGGATCCTCAAAATAGTCTATGCCTAGATCTTTTGTTAAACTAATTTGTACTGCGTCTTTAATTAATTTCTCAACAGGATCATAGTCACCTTTTTCCAAGTAGTCAGCCGCCTTCAGTATGGCACGTTCAAGTTCTTGTCTGCGACTAAATCCTTCAAATTCTTCTAGAAACCAGTCATGTTGTGCTTCCTGCACTTCACCAACGTCTTTAAGCTCTACACCAGATGTTGCTTTTACCTGATCTTTATTAGGCAGAGACTTGTGTTTGTCTGTGTACTCTTGTATAAACCTGGCTGTGTCCTGTAGACTTCTATCAAAGTTAGCAGGGTTAAAGATGTTTCCAACACGCACAAACATTTGAGCGTCTGCCATCATCATTTCTAAAAATAGTTTTTGTAAATCTGCACTGTAATTCTTCATATTAATTATTATACATTAAATTTGTTAAAATGTGTATCTTTTGTGTAGTCAAAACCGATGACAGAACCGTTTAACTCGTGCCTATCTAACTTGTACATGCCCTCAATAAACTCACCTGGTTGTACACTGGCATCATAAAGACTGTCAGGATTTACGCCGCAAAAACATGCTCGATCAGTGTTGCCAAACTGTTTCATTATAAGGTAGCTCTGATACTTATTCCCTATGTAGTCATTATGTGTGATATCTGCATGGTTGTAAACATAAGAACTTGTCATCCAGGCTACTACTGCATTTAAATCTAACGTAATTGACTGTATAAGATGAAATGGAAATATAACACTATTGTAGTATTGCTGATTCCATCGCTTACCCAACTTCCATAACTCCAGTGTGCTTAGTTTGCCAAAGCTCTGAGTACTTAATGCACTTCCATTGTGGTTAAAAAATACAAAATCTATTCTGGGCAACTGTTGTAACTGTCGTTCTATTACAGCAGGATTAAGAGTATCCCAGTCTAATAATATATTATTAACACCATCTACGTCCACACTGCTAATACTGTGTACACTATGTCCACGTTGCACTAAACTATCTAATATAGTTCTACCAAACTTTTTACCACAACCTACTAGCAAAATGTTCATAGTTCAGGAAATACCTCTTGCCAGTTGCCTGGAAACTGTGTAAAGAAAGATGTATAGTCATCTGCCTTATCACAATTTAATTCTTGTAGGCAAGCATCTAACTCATTACATAAGTTTGCATTATCAGCAAACTCCTGTTTATGTGCAAGTATTTTAGTTTTACAATCTTCTTTAAGGGAGTGTGATAGGTTGCGACACTTAATAACAGTATGGTCCATGAGGACTTGGTTAATTGTAAAATCTGTTATACCAAAATTATTGTGGAAAAACTTCTGACAGTCTGTCAGATACAACGCACTTGCTATGAAGAACACACTGTTTAACCTAAACTTAGCGTGACTCTGCTGTAACCATGTTAGATTTGTTAGGAACTTCTGCCAGTCTGCCCCACGTCTAATATAATTAAACCTATCTGCTGTAGAGTCAGCACTTATTGTAAACAATACATTTTTAAACTTTAATATTTCGTTTATTATGGCATTGTCTTGTTCGAACATCATGTTAGTGTTAATTCTAAACTGACAATCTATATTCTTGTCCAAACGCTTTAACAGTCTTTGATTATGCTTAATGAGGGTAGGCTCACCGCCACTCAGGTATATTTCTTTAAGGTTGTGCTGGTTGTCGACAATTATGTCTATTATCTTGTCTGCTTGGTCATTGGGTGTATGTAAGACTGGTTTGCCCTGTTCCTGTGCAATACTGCTACTCTGATTTGCCCAACACGTAATACACTTTAAGTTACAGGTAGAACTCCAATGTAGATCAACTGCTCTTAGTTGGAATGCAGAATCGTCACTGTAATCTATGTCCTCAAACTTAAACATGGGATTGTAAAGATCTCTTAGGTACTTGTGATCACTTTCGTCCTCGTGTCTGGTGCAATGTGTGCAATTTTTATGCGGCTTATCCTGATACAGAGTTTGTCTTATATCCTTTACTACAGGGCTATGTAAAATGCTATCAATGTTGTCGGTGGATAAGTTGCCCAACGTATCCATACCATGTACGCAGGTTTTTACTGTGCCATCCATTTCAACTTTGAAGTGGTTCCAGGGCACCGCACAAAAATTGCGTGACTGTTTAAAAAGAAAAAACTTTTGTTTTGGGTCCATTATTTTATTGCTTTACGCATTAAATTAATCTTTAGTTTACTTGCCTGTGCGTTATCTAAGATGTTTTTTACTACAAATAATTTACCATATCGTTGTACCGCTTCTCCAACATCTTTACAGGTTTCTGACCATGTAGGGAAACTAACTTCCCAGTCATATTCTATTGCGTCTTGTATCATACGCTGTCCTGCTCGATCAAAGTCTGGTACCACAATTACTCGTTTACCCAACCTATCAATTATTTCAGCCTGTGTGTCGTTTATGTTATTACTTAATATAGCAACTCCATCAACTGCCATTGCATCAAAAGGACCTTCACACACAATAACAAACTTGGTGTCCTTGGTTTGTGCATCTGTATTGAATACATAATTGCTATCATAACTGTTAAAGTACTTGGGCTTTATGCTGGGATCCATTGCTCTTGCAGTATATCCTATTATCTTGTCCTGCCAGGTAAACGGTATAATAACTCGCCTATCCATATTAACATTACTGCTGGTGCTATAAAATATAGGATAGCGTTGTGTGTTAATCTTTCGCTCAACTGCATAGCCGACAACATCTCTGAAGTTCTGAGTTATTTCGTAATTGGGATCTAATGCCATCATTGTGGCAACTTGTCTAATATCTGCACTTTCTTCAGGCAGTGGCCTTGGGTCGAACTCTATTTTTTCCTGCTGTTTGTCAATCTCTTCAACAACATCAACAAGCTCTTCTCTGATACGCATGGCTTCAAACACCAAACGTTGTACATCATTCTGTGCTACCCCAAACCAGGATAACAGTCTACGAAACTTGAAGTTAAAATGCCACCCTGGACGCCAGGTGCTTTTAAAATTACAGTTAAAACAGTGGTAGGATATCGAACCGTCTGGTGCAGTTATAATACCGCCCCTACCTCTGGTGTCTTGACTATGGCCTAAATGTGTACAGCACTGTGCATTAAAGCTAGTCCAGCCACTTGGTGCTGTCTTGCGTTTTGAGGGCAATTTATCTAAGACTGTTTGCTGTATAATATTCACTATATAAGTTTACACTCTTTCATAAAACTTATCAAGTATTTTGCTATAAATTGGTGACCAAGCTCGTTGGGATGTTCTCCCCATGCCCAGACTTTATGTCCTTCCATTGCTCGGTGTGTGCATACATCCATCATACTCCATTCTGTAACAAACTTGTCGTCGATGTTGCCTTGAGTGCGTTTTGGAAAAACAGGAGCATACACCCATTTCATATTACGTTCTTTACAAAGTGCTCTTGATGACATAACAAAATCCAATAACGTATAATCATGCAGTTCTGGACCACTGCTATGCACCAAATGTCTTTTCCAGTGTTCAACTAAAGGCTGGTGCTGATCACCGTATTGCAAGTAGCCACTGCTTAGCCATTGCTTGTCCTTTGCTGAGTAAAAACTGTATCTCTCATGTGAGGTTGTGGCAAATATTATTAGACTGTCTGAACAATCTTTGGGTTGCTGGTGCACCCATTCTATAAATTTAACACGCATACCTATTAAACTATCGGCAGGTTTAGATAAATTTAAAACAGGAGTACCTAATGCTTTTTCGAGTAGACTGGAATATCTATGTTCTTCTCTGTAAGGAAGATTTTCGTGAAAGTATTTGTATTCAGCGTCGTCAACGCCGTAACCTTCACTTTCTAATTTAGGAACAAGTGCAGGATCAACTAAATCTGATCCGTAAGTCCAACTGTCGCCAAAACATACTATACGTTTAGCCACGATATAGTATTTTGGTTATACTCCCTGAAGTTTTTACTTGAGTGAACCTTACAGCTCTATAGTTACCTGTCCAGGTTGCATAGTACGTACCTGTTGCACTGGCATATGTTTTTGTCTGTACGGTAAAGTAATTTGCACTAGCGTAGTTTGGAGTATCGTCCAGTGTGCCTTCAATAAGGATATTACCTGTATAGTTGCTTAGGTAAAATGCCGCAGTATGCAACTTACTACCCTGGTTGGAACTCTTGTCACTGATAACATAACTTGTTACATTACTATCAGCATTAACAGTGAGCTCAGTTGAGGCTGTAAACGTTGGATAGTGACCATCTAATACTTGCAGTGTGCCACGCACCCCATAGTTGTCGTCAGCATATGCAATCTCGTCATTACCCTCACCACTTGTTACTGCCACGGTGTAATTGTAATAGGTAGCAGGTAAGTCCAGTAAGTTATTGTCATCTAGTGTCACTAGTGCCTGACCTTTACTGGCACTATGAATAATGGCAGTGGTTGTGCTATAAACCGAATTAGTCTCTGGATTTAGCACATTTAACTTAATTGTACGATCGCTGATATTAATGGGTTTCTGATCTTGGTTTTTAATTTCGATTAAGAATTTATTTGCTACCCCACGGTAGGCTTTTATGTCTCTATTATACACACTGACTGTCCTTCTGTTGGTGTCCAAAAGTTCTACTATTTGGCAAGGTATCTTTTGCCTATATAAATATTGAGTAATGAATTGCATATTGTATTTATTGTGACAGACAACAAATTCCATCAACTCTTAGACAAATATCCTTTTTTGAGTTATGTTGTCTATGGAGGCAACGATTACATCGGCATAATACAAAATTACGATGAAATTATTACCACGCTATATGATTATTCTGCGTTAAAGTCCCCTGAAGAACGTCTACAATTCTTAGAACTGGCAGATTCCTGGTGGTGGGAATCTAATAGATTAATGCCTATTAATGTGTTTTTAAAAAACGACTGGAAAGTATTTAAGGTATTCCTTAAAACGTTTAACAGCAAAGACGTTGTTATTAAGTATGGTCCTCAGTTGAGTCTTAAAAACCTAAGTTTAAAACGAACAAAACGTAGGGCAATAACACTAGTACGAAAACCTACCCAATAGCATCAAAAATTATAGATGTGTTGTCTATACGGGGCAAATCTGTCAGTACTCCTCCTAATTTTGCATTTAAGTAAGATTCCTGCATTATTGTTAAATCAATACGCACACCCCTAGACTGTTCTAATATGTCGTCTACCTCTTTCTTTAATCCCACACACTGCTGTCTTTTCACAAAAGTTTCGTGAAAGTGTCGTGAATCCTTGAGATTCCTAGACAGTTCTTTCTTATCCACCAATGTTAACCCAAACTGTTTTGCAATATCATCTATGTGTTGCAACATGTTATCAGTATTAAAGATATCTAAAAACGGTAACTTGTAAACGTTTTGATTGCTTGTGTACACAACCTCATCTTGTTTTTGCATAAATGGGTTAACTCCGGAGAACCAGTTAGTAAAGTACTTACGCAGTAGAGGTCCACTGGCGTCGGGATATTCCTTGGTTAACAACTTAGGAGAGAACCCAAATTGTTTAGCACATTCGTCAACAATGTGAACTGGTAGTTCGTAAAATTCTGTAATAGTCTTAATATTGGGCCAATCAGATCCTTTTACTTCATTGTAGAAGTCTGGTATAACGTCAGTTAGTTTTATAATATCGTCTAGAGCTTGTTGATAATAATTGTTGGATAACTTACTGATTGTATCTACAGACAGATCCCCTTCCGATCCTAATCTTATTCTTTTAGGCAGATTTAACGATATCTGTGATATATGTAAAAGGTCTTCCTGAGTAAACTCGATATAGATTCTGTTATCACCATCCAGATTGTTTAGTGTGGCATTGTTAACTGAAAAGATACGTTCTTGCATTGACCTCGTCTGCGCCAAAGTGATACTAAAATTTCCGGTAACAAAAACAGTGTTTAGAGTATACTCAACAAAATCTTGCATACACTCAGCTACGTGATCAATATAGATTTTCATATCATATTTAACAAGTTCATATGCACTATTACAAGATATGCATAACTAGTTGCATGACTTTTCTTGAAGTAGTAACTGCCATCTCTGGGTGTAGTCCATACTTCCTGATTAATAGTCGCCCAGTCTTTGTTTAACAAATACCGTTTACTGGGACGTATGATTGCTAGTACAGCCGCCATCTCATCAACAGTCTGAGGTTTTAGTTTTTGAACAATATCATAATGGTTGCTGATATGTATGATGTTCTTTACAAACTCTGGGTCTTGTAATCTAGCCCAGGGAGGCTCTGTGGCCATTAACACATCAAGCTCTTCTTCTGACTGAATCTGCTGATACACACTAACATTTAGAAAGTCTAGTTTAACATAACCACGCTGTTCTGCTTCTTTATGGTCAATGCTTGCTAACTTAGTTATTGGGTGTTGTGGTATATTATTTACATACACGCCTGTGTTATGCGGCACAAACTCTTCATTGCGATATATGCTGGCAGGAATATGTTTAATGTGTTCGAGTATTCGATCTCTGGCACCAAAGTCTATGTCAATATCTGCTTGAAACTTCATAGCCTAATGTCCTTAAGTGCCTGTGTAACCCACTCTGTGTCTGCTACAAAATCTATAAACCTACGTTGCCAGTACTCTGGGTCAATGTAAGGATACACAATAGCAAGTTGTTCTTCATTCAATGTATCTAAAAACTCTCGTCCGCTGTCGCTATTAAACACTAGCCATGCGCTTACTCTGCCTGTGCTGATGTGATGACATATACGATTGCTGTTAGCATATCTAAAGTAATCCGTAATACCATTCTTAAGTTCAGGATGTTCCTCGCAATAGTCCAACATTTCTTTAACACCACGTTCAAGTGCGTCTTGTGACTGTTCACGTTTTATGTAGGGCAACATCCATTCTTGGTACAACTTGTCTTTTGTCCAGTGGTCAATCTTTTTATTGTTTTTCAGTAACCATTCACAAAAGTTCACAAAGTTTATGGCACGTATGTCTACACAATAACGTCCAAACTTTACAAATGCAATATAGTATGGGCTCTTAGCAAAGTCCTCGTAGTCTTTAGTACGTGCTGACCCTTGAGTTATCTCATAAAAACGCTTATATGCCCTGAGTCCAAACTGCACACCTGTTTCAGACTCTTGTTGTACTCTACGTTTGGGCTCGCAAAGATGTACCGCAAGTGTTGATTCCTTGCGATAGCTCTTGGTACAATACTTACAGGTGTAACTCATGTTTTCTTATATGCGTTTCCAAATAATCATTCAACCACTTGTGTTCGCCAGGTTGTCTGTGTCGAATTTCAGCCTCAATGTGTTCTTCGCCAGGCACACATGCCACTCCTGCTCGGTGTTGTTCTCGTATTGCACACCACTTAAAATCACCTATGATATTTTTATGTCCTGCTAATAGCCGTATCCTGTTGAACTCTTCAGGCAACATACCGTCCCACCAATGGTCTGCTTGTTGATATATTATACAGCTATGTCCACGTTGTGTCAAACTATCAATCAATGACAACATTTGGTACATAAGGTTTTCTAGTCTATCCACCATGGTGCCTACTTCGTACTTTTCTCTAAACAGTTTCCATTGTTTTGTATCAGCATCAGTCCATTGGGGTATCCATCTATTCTTACCAAATTGTTGATTTTGTGGATTAGACCACGCCCCTTCCCATATGTCTTGTTCCTTAGGAAAAGAGTACTCATCGTAACGGCAAATAGGTAATTCTTCTCTGCTGATAAAGGTAAGTCCAATAACATACAGTGACTTGTATTCTGACTCGTAACTATGTTTGAGTGTTGTTCTTATAATTCTACTGTTCGCACTGCCTGTAATACTGATGTCTTCACTTTGCATTTGCAGATTTAATGCTAGGTCGTCATGACCTCGGCCTCTAGTATACGTGTCCATGTAACTGCACCCGTTGGCTACAACATGTGATATCATCCAGGCCCCCAGGCTATCTCTGCCGCTAGTACATGCCTTGGATGTTCAGTTAGATACTGCTCTCGTCTCCAGCGAGGCATTACGCCATCATGTGACCAGTTGGCAGTAAAAAATGATATGCTGTTCTCATAACCAAATATCATAAACTCCTCATCGTCAGCTGGTTTCCAGTGTGTGCCATGAGCAGGATCAAAATTACGTAGATAGTACACCAATGAATAAGCAGTTAAGTGTTGATGCCAGTAGGAGTCATCGACATTGTTTGCATGTGCTGTTGCTGACCATGCGTTAATTATGTGCAACTCCTGCCCCTCAATTTCTGACACAATCTTAACAATAGTATCGTAAAATGTCCGCCACAATGTAGTTTGAAACTGTTCACGAGTATGCATATCAGTTACTGAGTTTCCAGCTACATGTGGATGAATTCCCTGATGTTCTCTTTTAAAGCGATCAATATCTGCAACCATTTGCAGTTGAGTACTGTCATCAAGGAAGTCTTTTATCTGATAAAAATGTTCACCATTAATCACAGTGTGACTTGTGTTGTAGCCAAGAAATTTATTTAAAGGCATCTTTAATCTCTTTGTCAGACCAACCTAGTTGTCGAGCGTGTTCCTTAAGGTCGGCTTTGGTGTTAATTTTCACCAATAACTCCAACTCATCTTCCTTGGCATTGGGGTATATCTGTTGCAAGAACTTGCGCTCCTTGTTACTGGTACTGCCGTTCTTAGGAGTTGTTAACCAATAATGGTATGTGTTTCCCATCTTAGGACTTATGGTTGTTGTGCATAACCACTGAAGTTTGGGGTGTTTGTTAATGTTAAAGAAGTCTTTATTTGTTGTGTCATTGCACCTACGCAAGTAATACTCAGCAAGGTCCAGGTTGCCAGACACGTTTGCTGAAAACTTCATTAGTACATAAGGACTAAACTTCTTACGTTCATCTTCAGTAAGGTCGTCGTAGAAATCACGCACCTTGCCATCAACCATGGCCATTTCGTTTTTAATTGATAACTTATCTACCATACTTTGCTGTAATCTACAACTTCACTTTGTCTGCTTATATCTTTAACGAAATATGCACACAGTGGTTTATCGCCCTTAGTCAGTGGCACTGCCAATAGCTGTCCAGGTTTAAGTTTAGGAAAGTACCACTTTACATCTTGGTATATGTCAACTATTTCTATTGGGTAAAACTCAGGTCGATAACTGCTACGAGGATTAAACGCAAACGCACTAAACCCTCTGTCATTAACACTTGTGAGAGGAAGTACTTCTAGGTCACCTAAATCAGGCTCACCAATTAGAATTTGCCAGTCTACCGGCATCTTGATAATATTATTGCCAATGTTTAACACAAGTGCAGGACTATTAAATGATTCCATAAAGATTAATGGGATAAAGAAATAATCTGGATCCTTGGCATCTGAGTTGTCTAGTACGCAGAAACGCAAATCACCTACGTCATCAGGTATTGCGTTCATTTCAAAAGATTTATTCTCAAGTGTTAAAATTCGCATTAGTAATTCAGTCTCCAGTTTTCTATTTTATGATCGTACCATATTTTTATATCGGCGTTTGTGTTTCTTACTCTGGCTAAAATTGTTTTTGCAGGACTACCCCATATGGTATGTTCTACATTACTCTTTTGACTTGTTGGCTATTTGTATTATTTCTTCGTCGAATATTTGTGATCCAATTGTTTCAGAAACAAAATAATCCACATCGTCTGGGATATCATTTCTGTCGCAATTGTAAAAATTTTTGTTAATGACTTGTATAGTATCGTCAAGACCAAGTTTTTGAATTATTTTTATTGCAAACTCAGCCCTGCCCTTGTCCATTTCGATACTGTAGACTTTTTTGGCTCCAGCTTTGGCGGCTAATATACTTAACAATCCTGTACCTGTGCCTATGTCACACATGATACTGCCAGGCGCTATTTTCTCAATTGCTTTTTTATATGCAATGTTCCTACCAGTGTCGTTGATCATTGGCATAAAAATACCATTGTTACTGAACCAGTCAAAGTCTTCTTCACTGCTTGTTTTTGTGTTGTCAGTCATTGAGTGTTAGTATTCTCATATATTATTTGGTGTGCGTCCTCTGTTATGTTATAGTAGTATTCGCCTGTTAGATAACTCCACTCGTCTTTTATAACAGCACTATGTAGAGGTAACTCATCAAGAGTATACCATGACTTTTCCACTATTTTATTATTATACACTTCTGTGTTAGCAAAGTAAACCTTGGGTACATCAATCTTTGTTACACACTCATGTACAAACTTGTGGTGTATGTGTCCATAGTCTCCGTCCTTGGCATGCGTAACTACTAGGTCATAGTTCTTCTTTCTTATTATATCTAATTCTGCCTGTGTCTTCTTAACTACTCTTATTATATCTAATTCTGCCTGTGCAGTATCAAAACTTATACCGTGTTCCATGTCACGGTAGTCATCTACATAGCCTAAAAACTGTGTATCGATATTTCTTGCTAACCAAAATTTGGCAAGTTCCCGAGCTCTGCTGTCCTGGTGTCGATATGTTAGATAGCATATATCAAAGTTGATCTTGGATTTATATCGTTGTATAAATCCTCCAGCAAGTATAGCACAGTCATCTGGGTGTGCTACTATAACTAATCCTGTAATTTTTGAAACATCCATTTGTTTTTTTGTTCGCTAAAATAAATACGTAAATCAGATTTAGGTATTGCTATACACTTACACACATTTTGCCAAATAGTATCTGACACCCACATACTTGTTGTTTGGAATGTTGCATGCCAGTTTATATTTAAAAATACCCAATCATTGGGACCTAGCCTTTGTAGTTTTTGACCTAACGCAGAAAATACATGTCTAGGTATAATTATTTCAGGAACAACCATTGACTCCATGTGGTCTATAACTATTGGGGCACTCTGCCAGATCTTGTTTAATCTTATGTCCTCAAAGTTGTGTAGGTGTGAAAATAGATTAGGTATGGTATTTGCCTGTTCTCCACGGTCTTCTAATTGCATCTCTTTATTCAGAACATCTGCAAACTCAGGATGATTGTTCTCATTGTAGTTAAATGCCATGCTTTCCTGCATACATGTAGTCCAGATAGGATGATTTTCGTACAAGTCAATGTTAATTGAAAACTTCTCTGGTATCATATATTGACAACGAATTCTTGCATGGTCAGCAAGTCGCAACCAGTTTTCATTATAGATATGCGCACCTATTGTTTCACTTACGACTATGTCGCTGTGTAAGTCTGTGTCAAAATAATTTTTGTTTACAATGGTAACTCGGTCTTGGTACCCCAGTTTCTCTATCATGTTTTTAAGGAATGCACAACGTTTACTACTGGCTTCTACTGCTGTGACATGTTTTGCGCCGTGCTTGATTGCTAATGCTGTTAAGTATCCCGTGCCTGCACCAATGTCAACAACCGTTTTATTCTGGCAAATGCTTTTTAATGCCTGGTCGTAGAATCTATTACGACCATTGTCATTAAGCATGCCGATATTTGTGCCATCATCCTCAAACCAACTAATGTCTGATGATTCTTCTTTGTGATTTATGAATGACATTCAATAATTTCCTTGTATCTTTTTGCTAGGTAAGTTTGGCTTTCTACTGCACCGTGATAGCCTGGGTCCTCCCCCTCAAAAGGCCACTCATTGGTTGAGTATGCAGGAGTATCTTTGTAATCTAATGTTAAACAATGATCAGGTATTGCATCTGGAAAGTGATCTCTCACCATGTCGCTTGTCCATATGTTACAGGCTACCAGTAAGAAAGGTATCTTGTGATAGTGTAACTGCATGATGCCATCACGTATGATCCAGCGATCTTGTTGAAGTTTCCAATTGCTGTCGTACATGAAGTTAATATACTGTTTAACTGCACTGGCTGTCATTTTATCTAGTTTCTGACTACGATAAGGATGATCAAAGTTTTCTGCCAGTGTGTAGATTGTTTCACTAATCAGTGTGTAGTTGTTACTGCCGTAATTAATATTCTGTACACCCAAGTCTTCTTGGTAACCGTTTTTAATATCGACGTCTTGCAAGTGCTGTTGTATTAGTGGGTTCCAACCATCTGTTGACTTGTTCCAATCAAAAGGAGCCGCTGTGGCAGGTATCTCCATTCTGTCATGAAACGTTGGCGCTATTACTGCAAAGTCTACTTTGTCTTTAATACACTGGTCTATCATTACACGTATGCCGCCATTACTAACACCCTGACGTGCATAATGCAATAGATCCCAGCCTAACATATCTGCCAGTTGCTCTCCCCAACTTGTTCCTTTGAGTTTAGGGTCGTTACTGGGTGCTGAAAAACTACACCCACATACTGCTAATTTTTTCATTGCCATGTAATCTTCTCTATCTGAAACGGATAATTAGCATCTTTATAGAACTGCTTCCGTTTTGTTAAATGTCTTTTACTAAATTTACATGTTGAAGTTACGTCCCATATCTGTACAAAGTCTTTGTCTTGGGCTTTACGAATACCCCTACCAAT